TCGCCACGCCGGCTTTCTTCACGTTGTCGGCATCGTGATCGGACGGCCCGCCGAGATCATCTTCATCCGGCTCGAAGTGCTCGCCGGGGACCAGCGCTTTCTTTGTCGTCGCGCCATACGCGTGCGCAGGCGCCAGCGTGCCCCGTTTCTTCGCCATGCCTTTCAGCTTGCCAGTCACCTTCTTGGCGCGTTCGAGGTTGCCGCCCGTGACGTGTTTCGCCACGTGCTTGAGCGCGCCCGAGAACCCGACCTTGCCGACCCAATCGGCAAGCGTCGAAGCGTTCCCTCTCCCCTTGGCGAAGAAACGGAGCGCCAACATGATTAGCCTCCGCGCCGCTCGGTCACGACCGGGGGCGGGCATGGTGCGCAGGAGGGACAGGCCGGACACGGCGGCGGTTTCGGACACACGTGCGAACAGCCGATGACTGCGAGCAGCGCGAGCGCGCCGAGCGCCTTCATGCCGGTGTCCCCGGGACGCCCTGCGGTCCCTGCGGTCCCATCGGTCCTTCCGGTCCCGGGGGGCCAGCCGGTCCCTGTGGTCCCTGCGGTCCGGGCACCCCACCGCCGTCGCCGCCCCCTTCGGCCGCGGCGAGCGACAGCCCGAGCGCCGCTTCGAGCTTGGCTCCGGTGTCCTGCGTGTGCATCGACGGCACCGTCGCGTTCATCTTGGCGAGGATGCTGCCGAGCAGGATCACAGCGCCCGCCAGCCCCTTGTCCGCGGTGAAGTCGATCAGCGCGGCATCGTCGATCGCGGCCGTGTTGGTCGCCTTCGGTGCTTCCGGCTCTGTTTTCTCTGCCATCTGATTCTCCTTCCGTTAGGCCAGGATCCAGCCCGGCGCGAGCATCGTGTAGACCACCCACTGCGCGGCCTTCGGCGCGAGCACGAAGTCGACGCCGCCCGGGCACCAGAAGCCGCCGAGCCCGGCGTCGGGGAAGTTTTGATGCTTGAGCGTCACGGGCGTGGGACCGTTGTTCAGCAACAGCACCGCCGTATCCGTCGTGGTGTCGGTCGGCTCGACGATGCCGATGATGATGCCGTCCGCGGGCGCGAAGCCCACGTCGAAGCGAACCACCGCACCCGCCGGGAACGGTTGCAGCGCATCCATCGTGCCCGCCACTTGCTGCAACCGGAACGGCGCGGTGACTGGCCCGCTGCCGCCGGGAGTGCCGGGGTCGCCCTGCGGCCCGGGATCACCTTGCGGCCCGGGCGGTCCGGGCACCGTGCTGTCCGCGCCAGCGGCGCCGGCTGGTCCGGCCGGTCCCGTGTCGCCGGTGTCACCCTTCGCGCCGGCAGGTCCAGGGACCGTGCTGTCCGCGCCGGCCGCGCCAGCCGCGCCGGCTGCGCCGGCTGGTCCCGTTGCGCCCGGATCACCCTTCGGGCCAGTCGGTCCGGCCGGTCCAGTTGGTCCGGCAGGGCCGGTCGGTCCCGGCGGTCCCGCTGGTCCGACGCCACCACCGCCGTCGCCACTATCGTCGCCGAGCGCGCTCTGTAGCTGTGTGAGCGCCGCGGCGAGCTTGTCATGCGTCGCCTGCGTGTTCAGCGCGGGCGTCGAGTCGATCATGTCGAGGATGATCCAGCCGAGTTGGACGATCGCGCCTGCGATGTTCTCGTGCGCCGTCGCGGTCGGCAGGTCGGCCAGGATGTTCTCGATCGTGTCGCGTGCAGTCACCATGCGCTCTCCTAGGCGAGCCCGCGGCGCTTGAACGTCGCCAGCCACTTCGCGCGTTCGGGTTCGTAGAGCTTCGTCATCTCCGGCCACCACTTCACCCACGGCGAGCACAAGCAGTTCGGGTGCGTGGCGCCGATGCGTGCGTGCCAGCTTCCCACCGGCCCGCGGTTGTAGCCCTTCGCGTCATCGGCTTCGAGTGCTTCCACGGTGTAGAGCCGCGGCATGCCGTCGTCGGCCTTGTAGAGCGTGAGGCACACGTTGCACGGCACGGCGGCGACCGTCCGAAAGACCTGCGTCTCGGGCGTCCAGCCGCGTGCTTTCTCGTCGGCGGCGAACGCGCCGCGCACGCGCGCCTCGTGTAGCTCGGTGCGCGCGACCCGGTCGAAGTCGCGCACGACGCCTTCCGGCGAGAGCGCGTAGTAGAGCGTCCGGGCGAACTCGCGTGCACCCATCTCCTTCTTGACGGCCGCCGCGGTCATGGTGCGCAGCAGCGAACGCTCGTATTCAAGCGCCTGCGCGACGGTGCGCTCGGCGTCCCGTACCAGCACCGGCGTCAGCACGTCGCCCGCGCGCGCCGCCGCATGCGCGATCGCGATTTCGTCGGCGGGGTTCAGCGGCACCGCCCGAGCGATGCGCAGAATCTCGGCGAGCGGCATGTCCGGCCGCTTCGCTAGCTCGGCCTCGATCATGCCGAGCCGATAGGCGAGCCCGGGGAAGCGAATGATCTCGTCATCGCGAAAGCCCATGGCGCGTAGCCGGCGCTCGACGGCCGCCGGGAGCGGCTGCCCGAGCGACCACTTGACCGCGAGTCGGAAGTCCATGAGCAGCGCTTCGAGCGCCATCCGCGCCTCGGGCGTCGTCAGTGCGCCGCCGTACTGGCGCACGAGGTCCGTCACCCGCTCGACGAACAGACTGCGGAGCGTGATCGCGTGCTGCGTCGCATCCGAGAGCAGGCTTTCGAGCCACCAGCGCGGCAGCCGCTTCGGGATCGGGGGCGGCTCGTCCTCCGGCAGCTTCGCCTTGACGATGTAGTGCCCGTCGACCGGGAAGATCGCGTTCCAGAGCGTGAGCGCGTCACGCGCGGCGGCAGCCGGCGCCGAGATGTTGACCCCGAACATGCCAGTCGGCCCGGACACGATGTAGTCGCCGCCCTTGTCGAACACGTCAGAGAGCACGGCCGCCGCGTCGGCTTCCGTTGCGTCGGCCGCGTGCTCGATCGTGAGCGCGACATCACTCATGGCTAGCCCATGATCGGCGGATCAGGCGGCGGCGGATCGGGGCACACCGTGTTCGGTCCCGGGATGCCAACCTGCGACCAGATGGTGAGCATGACCGTGAGCGAGCCCTTGTCCCCCGCGGCGCGTTCCCACGCGACGATCGCGAGCCGGCGTTCGTAGAACAGCCCCACGTGCCGCGTCGCCGTCATGGCCGCGGTGATGTGCAGCGCGAGCACCGGCGCGTCCGGCGGCCCGCTCACATCGGCCGTCACGTCGAACGCGTCGAAGCCTTCGAGCGCGCAGCGGTCGCCATCGTCGAGGTCGAGGTACGTGAGCGTGACCAGCGAGAACGGCCCGGGCGGCGGCAGGGGAACGGACTGGACGAAGTCGTCGCCCTCAGTACACGTGAGGAACGTCACCAGCCGAGCCTCGTAATCGTGACCGCGAGTCCCTGTGCTTTCGCCATCGCCATCGGTTGCTTGACCGCTGGCCCGGTCGACTCCGCGGGTCCGGCTTGCGCAGGCGCCGGCAGCAGCTTCGGCGCCGGCTTCCCGCCGACCAAGTTGCCGCCCTTGCCGGCGACTGGCTGGGACGCATCGTAGTGGTTCGTGAGCGGCGATTCCGAGTCCGGCAGCCCGTTGTCGCCTTCGTCGCCGCCGCCCATCTGCGCCTGCTGGTCCTGCATCATGCGCTGCTGGATCTTCATGCTGTAGATCGACATGTGCACGGGGTTGACGGGCGCGTTGCCGACATCGGGGTCCGGGTGCTCGTCGCGGCCATCTTCCTCGCGCATCTCGTTCACGGTGAGCACGAGCTTCTGCCGCTCTTGCTTCGCTTCGAGGTCGTCGGGGAACAGGCCGACCCACGTGATCTGGTAGCGCGACGTGTACTGCGAAATCAGGCGATGGTTGAGCGTCTGATTCAGCCAGAGCATCAGCGGGATGAACCCGCGATCGCGGCTCGATTGCAGTTTCTCGGCGGTGTCTTTGCCTGATAGACTGGAAGTTTTAGAGGTAAATGCCTCCATGGCGAGTTCAACGGGGTCCATCCCGTAGAGCGCGCACATGAGCGAGACGAGGAACGTGATCCACTTGGTCAGGTACATCTCCGAGATGGCGGTATCGACGGGCGTATACATCGCGCCGCCTTCCTGCCGACTCTCGGACACGAGCACGGGGAGTGCCCAGCGCCGCGCTGCCCCTCTCACGAGTTGGTTCCACTGCTCGCGGAACGCGTTGAGCGCCCGCTGGTCAAAACGCCCATAGAGCGTCAGGAAGCCGCGGGGTATCGAGTTCCGATCCTGCTGCGCGGCGTTGAACGTGAACGCGTTGAGGTACGCCGTCGCCGCCTTCGAGAACACTTCGAGTTCCGAGCGGCCGTAGTCGCCGTAGTAGATCGACGAGCGCGGGTTGCGTACCGGGTAGAGGATGTCGTCCTTCTCGAAGCCGAGCAGCGCGCCGCGCGTCTCGGGATTGATCTGCACCGCCACGATGCGATCGTCGCCCATGTAGCCCTGCTCGTACGCGAGCCGGATGGTCCGGTAGTCGAGTGCATGCCAGCCGAGCAGGCGCTTGTCGCGCCCGTGGACGAGTTCGACCGGGCACGCATCGGCGACCAGCGAGTCCGCGACGAGCTTCTGCACGAAGCCTTCGAACGGCGATCGCCGGTACGTCCACTGCGCTTCGTTCGGATCGCGCTCGGTGCCGCACATCTGAAGCAGGGTGTCGAGTTGCCGCGTCGCGCGCCGATCGCCGTCGCCGAGCCGCTCCGAGTCCTTGCGGATCCAGCGGTAGCCGAGCGGGTTGTCGTCGTCGTCCGAGTACGGCCGGCAGTACGGCGCGACCTGATGGCAGCGCGCGTAGACGAGCGCCTGATGGATGTCGAGGTTGTCGTGCATGTACGACAGGAAATCGAACGCGCCGCCGGGGGATGGCTTGTCGGCCCACGGGTCGGCCGTCGAGCCGACGATGCCGAGTTCGTTCGCGTACAGGAACGACTCGTGCTTGCCCTCGCCCGGGCGCCCGCTCGGGCCGAGTGGCCGCAGCGCCGTCTCGAAGCGGATCGCTTTCTGGAAGCGCGCGTCGACCTGCTTCAGTTCCGATAACCACTGCGCCATCTCGTCGGGCGCGACGAAGTCGGACCGTTGCAGGCCGCCGATCAGCGTGCGGAACAACTCGCCGTTGACATCCCGCCGCTCGTCCTCGGGCAGCGGCCGTTGCGCGTGCCCGAGTAGCTCACTCAGGACGCTCATTGCGCCCGAGTGGTTGCCGTCGTTCTCTCGCCGCCCATACGGCCCCCTCTCCCCGCTGCCCGCCGCATGGGTCCGCGTTGCGCGCCGGATAGCACGCCAGGGCTAGGTGACGCTATCCGGGGGCGCTGGAAGCTACTGCGCCGGTGCCGGTGCCGCCGCCGGGTCGGACCGGCGGATCGCCAGGCGCGCGGCGTCGGCGCGGCGCTCGGCTTCTGCCAGACGCGCGGCGTCCGCTTCCTTCAGGCGCTCGGCTTCCGCTTCCTCCGACTCTGCGGCCTCCGCAACGGGTGCCGCTTCCTGCATCGCCGTGAGGACATCGGGGAGCAGGAGCGCCGGGATCACGACCAAGCCAACCGGGATGGCCGGCGCACCGTCGAGCAGTACCCCAAGGTGCACGTCGCCTCCCTCGACCACTTCGCCCTTGAACGTGATCTTGTGCATCTCGGGGACGACCTGACCACCGGGACGCCAGTCGATACCTTCGGGGAATTCCGTCATGGCCGGCGTGTAGCACAGCCAGCGGAGGAATCTAGCCGGGGGGCGGCAGCACTTCGTCCGGCGCGACGGTGAGCCGCTTCTTCTCGATCGTCTCGATCGTCGGCCCGCCGGGCGCGAGCCGAATGGTCAGCGTCGCGTCCTCCGCGTCCGCGTTGAGCACCAGCCAGCGCTCGACGAGGTTGCGGAGCGTGTCGCGTTCGACCGTGCTCAGTGCCATCGGCCTAGCAGGACGGGTTGTCGGAGTACCAGACGGCGAGAAACACGAGCGCGAAGATGGCTGCCGCGACGAACCCGAGCAGGACCATCCGCCGCCATGTCACGGCCGCACGTGCGGGCGCCGATCCTCGACGAGCAGGGGGGGCATCTTCCGGGTCTGGTAGCTCGTCTCGATCTGCGGCTCAATCCAGTCGCCCACCGTCTCGCCGTTCGGCAGCACGATGTGCGCGAGGAACTCTTGCTCGAAGCTGGAGATGCCCGCCTCGACCACTTCCAGCTTCGCCTTGATCGCGAGCGCGAGCGCGCGCCAGCGCTGGCGGCACGCCTGCTCCCAGGCGCGGAACGCGTCGTCCGGGTGCCGCTTGGTCCCCCGGCTCGGCGTGTGCGTGTAGTCCTTGTCGTCCTTCGCCGGCAGCGGCACGAGGAAGCGCACGCGCCGGCCGCTGGCCTCGAACACGACCTGCGCCCGCTCCGGCTCGGCGGCGTAGGCAAAGCGCGTCGCCCCGTAGCGCGCGAGCGTGTGTTCGATCTCGGCCCGCGACTTCTCGACCGACACGCTGGTATCGACCGCGTAGCGGCTCATGTACCAGTTGTTGCTTCCGAACCATGGCGTAGGAAGTCCACGAGCGTCTCGATCTGACTAGCCGGCACGTGCAGCGCCCCAAGGTGCCGCGGCTGGCCGGCGTCCTCGACGAATAGGTGCAAGCGCGCGTCGCCGGAGTAGGTGTCCTTGGCGACCGACAGCGTCACGGGTTCCGGGTCGACGCCATTCGGCGGCAACCACTTCATGTCGGAGTGCACCACACGCATCCGTTCCCCGGGTGCGCTCATGGGACTACGCCGTGGCCTGATCTTCGCGGTCAGCCCACCGCGCCAGCGCGGCGTGCCTGGCAGACTCGGAGCGCTGCTTCTTCGTGAACTTCCGGGCGCGCGCCTCGCCGCCCATGACAGCCATCTCGTGCTGCGTCAGCGACTTCTTCGGCGTTGGCGTAGGTTTCGTCGTCATCTTCTTCGGCATGGGAGTCCTGTTGGAGTTCGCCAGGGGATGCGTGCGGCCACGCTTACCGCGCGCGCGCATGTGGCGCAACCCGGCCGCGGCAAATGGGGCACCGCCAGCGCCAGTGGACGCCGTACGGCTCGGCGATCCGGCAGCAGTCGCCGACGATGTGCCCGCACCGCCGGTAGTGCGTCCAGCCGAGCGCCGGCACGGTGCCGCAGCCGCGGCAGGTCAGCACCGGCTCGCACGCCGCCGCCGGATTGCTCCGGCGACGGCCGCGGGGTGGTGGTGGGGTGGACACTCGGCTCTCTACCGGATTTCATTCGCGATTCAACTACCGAAGCCGTCCCTGCGCCCGCGCCATCGCCCGGCCGCGGAGCACGGCGAGCCGGTCGGCCGCAGCGAGCGCGCGCTTGCGCGTCATCCCGCCGCGATGCTCGGCGAGCGCGCAGCCCGGGCAGAGCGCCTTCTTCGGGCACCAGTGACCAGCGCACGTGTGGCGGCGCGTGCAGCGGGCACACTCGTGCGTGTGGATCCTCGCCATGCCTC